GTAGATCAAAAATCTTACGATAATTATATCTTAGAAAGATACAAATCATCAGCTCCAGCGACACCGAAGCCTACGTTTGATTTCAAACCTCCTGTGTTTAAAAGTAATGTTTTAAAAGATTGTAAGAAGATTAGTGAATTAGATAAAACACACCCGGCACTAGAATATATTTTTAAAAGAAAATTGCCGGTAGAGAGTTATGAACTACTATATATTAGTTACCGATTTCAGACTTTAGTTAACGAGGTAAAACCAAATACGTTTACTATTTCTAAAGATCATCCAAGGTTGATAATACCTTTCTACGATACAACTGGCAAGTTATTTGCCTTTCAAGGTAGAGCATTTGGTAACGAACAACCAAAATATCTAACGATTAAGTTAGATGAAAACAAACAAAAAATATACGGCTTAGAAAGAATAAACTTTCAAAAGCACATCTTCATCGTTGAAGGTCCTTTAGATAGTTTATTTTTAGATAATTGTTTGGCGGCTGCTGGTGCTGATTTGAAACTAAGTCAAGCGTTACCAGAAAATGTTACATACATATTTGATAATGAACCAAGAAATAAAGAAATTATAAAGAGAATGTATAAAGCGATAGATGATGGTTACAATCTAGTTATATGGCCTGAAGACATAAAGGAAAAAGATATTAATGATATGATTATTTCCGGATTGACAAAACAAAAAATTAATGATATTATAAAACAATCAACATACTCAGGTTTGTCAGCTCTGACAAATCTAAACTATTGGAAAAAAATAAAGGGGATTTAATGACAGAAAAAGAGATACTTGTTAAGAAACGAAACGGCAGAGGTAGTGAACCTCTTAATATAGATAAGATACATGAAATGGTTGAGTATGCTTGTGAAGATATAAATGGTGTATCATCATCTCAGGTAGAGATGAACTCAGGTTTACAATTTTATGATGGCATTAGCACAGATGAAATTCAACAGATACTTATCAGGTCGGCTTCAGATTTAATCTCTTTAGAAAATCCTAACTATCAGTATGTAGCTGCTAGATTATTATTATACAGTTTAAGAAAATCAGTTATTGGAAAATTATGGGACCATCCACGTTTTTTAGATCACACTAAAAAAGGTGTAGAGATTGGTGTATATGAAAATTCTATACTAGAAAAATACGATGTAAGAGATTTTGATAGAATGGAAGGTTGGTTAGACCACAACAGAGATTATGACTTCACTTATGCAGGTCTAAGGCAAGTGATTGACAAGTACTTAGTACAAGATAGAAGTACAGGCAAAGTGTTTGAAACACCTCAGTTTATGTATATGTTGATCTCAGCAACTATCTTTGCTAATTACCCTAAGACGAAAAGGATGAGTTATGTCAAAAAATATTATGACGCTATTAGTAAATTTAAAATCAATATTCCTACTCCCATTATGGCGGGGGTTAGAACACCTCTTAGGCAGTATGCTAGTTGCGTGTTGGTTGATGTTGATGATACTTTGCCTAGTATTTTCAGTAGTGATATGGCTATTGGTAACTATGTTGCACAAAGGGCTGGTATCGGCATTAACGCTGGGCGAATCAGAGGGATTAACGCCAGAATTAGAGGCGGTGAAGTCCAACACACAGGAGTTATACCTTTCCTCAAAAAGTTTGAGTCAACGGTTAAGTGTTGTACACAAAACGGTGTTCGAGGAGGTAGTGCAACGGTTCACTTCCCTATTTGGCACCAAGAAATAGAAGACATTATTGTATTAAAGAATAATAAAGGTAGTGAAGATAACAGAGTTAGAAAATTAGATTATTCAATTCAGTTATCAAAAATATTTTATGAGAGGTTTATAAATGACGAAGAAATTACCTTGTTCAGCCCACATGAAGTGCCAGAATTGTACGAAGCGTGGGGTACTGAAACATTTGATGAATTATATATTAAAGCGGAAAGAAAAACAAGTATCAATAAAAAGAAAATAAACGCACAAGAATTGTTTATGGATATTCTAAAAGAACGAGCTGAAACAGGTCGTATCTATATTATGAATATAGACCATTGTAATACACACTCTAGTTTTAAAGACAGAGTTACAATGTCAAATCTTTGCCAAGAAATTACTTTACCTACTGATCCTATTCAACACATTGATGGTGATGGTGAGATTGCATTATGTATTTTAAGTGCAATCAATGTTGGTAAATTACAATACTTAGAAGATTTAGAAGGACTATGTGATTTATCTGTAAGAGCTTTAGATGAAATTATAGATCATCAAAAGTATCCTGTTAAGGCTGCCGAAGTATCTACAAAGGCTAGACGTAGTTTAGGTATTGGTTATATTGGTCTTGCACACTATCTAGCTAAAGCAAAATTAAACTACAATGATAAACAAGCATGGAAAGAAGTTGACGAATTAACAGAGAACTTTCAATACTATCTGTTAAAAGCAAGTAATAATCTTGCAAAAGAAAAAGGTCAATGTGATTATTTCCATAGAACAAAATATTCCGATGGTATCTTACCTATTGACACCTACAAAAAAGAGGTAGACGAGATTGTAAATCGCAAGCTATCTATGAAGTGGGAAGATTTAAGAAAAGATATAAAAGAGTTTGGGCTACGACATAGCACACTCTCAGCCCAAATGCCATCAGAATCCTCTAGCGTGGTTTCCAATGCTACAAACGGCATTGAACCACCTAGGGACTATTTAAGTATTAAGAAGTCTAAGAAAGGTACTTTAAAACAAGTTGTACCTGATTATCCTAGATTGAAGAATTTTTATACTTTATTATGGGATATGAAAGACAATAGTGGATATATAAATATCGTTGCAGTAATGCAAAAGTATTTTGACCAAGCAATTAGTGGTAATTGGTCATATAATCCTGAAAATTATGAAGATAATGAGGTGCCTGTATCAGTATTGGCACAAGACTTATTGACAACCTACAAGTATGGTTGGAAGACTTCATATTATCAGAATACTTATGACGCTAAAAAAGACCTTGACGAACCAACACATCCAGTTGGTTGGACAGATAATGTAGAGGAAACACAACCAGCAACGTTGCAAGTCGAAGAGGACTGTGATAGTTGTACAATATAGGAGATAGATATGGCATATTTGTGTGTCAATACACCTCATGTTGATGTTTATGTTAAGAAAGAATATTTGTATGACTTACAAAAAGGTCATGGTGAATTAGTTGAGGGAGTTTGGGTAACAGCTAAGTCTATACAAGGCAGAGCATTATATTTTGAAACTTATATTCCAGAATATGGCGCCTTGTTTGATAAGTTACCTATTAGTGCCTTTGTTTGGAAGAAAGATGTACAAGAAGATGTGCCTCTTACAGAGCTACAATTATGGGATTGTTTTAGTTATGATATTACAGTTATTGAAAAACAAATGCTTTCAGGTAATCAATGTAAGTATTTGTCGCCAAGTAAAAAATGGTATAAAGGTTGGTATATGTTTACAATAGACAATGCTAACTCAACAAATTTAGAAAGAAATGTGACTTATAGTGAAGTACCTAGTCAACATAAGTCATTTAATATATTGAAATTAGAAAATGGTTACTTTGCAGCTCAACCGAACAACAGAGTAATATTTTATGATAAGAGTTATACACCTAGTGAGTTGAAGTTTCCAGACTTCAATGTGTCCACAAAGGAGTATAGTGTAGAATGTGAACAAAAGTGGACAGCTGGTGATGACGACAAGTTTTTTTATGATTTAGAGGAGAGAAAAGAATAATGAAGAATGTATTTAACAGAGATAAGGGACTAGAAGTAGCGAAACAACCAATGTTTTTTGGTGAAGACCTACAAGTCCAACAATATGCGGATATGAAGTATCCGATATTTGATAAACTAAACCAACAACAATTAGGTTATTTCTGGAGACCTGAAGAAGTATCTTTACAAAAAGATAGAAACGATTATTTAAACCTAAACGACCAACAAAAGTTTATCTTTACCTCTAATCTAAAATATCAAACAATGTTAGATAGTGTACAAGGTAGAGGTCCATGTTTGGCATTTTTACCATTTGTATCTAATCCTGAATTAGAAGGATGTATTATTACATGGGATTTCATGGAAACAATACACAGTAGAAGTTATACATACATCATTAAGAATTTATATTCTAATCCAAATGAGGTGTTTGACACTATTATACATGATGAAAAGATTGAAGCTAGAAGTGCCTCGGTTACAAAAGCATATGATGAACTAATTGAAATGGGTTATAAATGGCACCTTAATAAAGATAAGGTTGACCTTTACGAACTTAAAAGAAAAATGTACCTTGCAATGGCAACTGTAAACATTTTAGAAGGCTTAAGATTTTATGTTTCATTCGCTTGTAGTTTTGCATTTGGTGAACTAAAAATGTTAGAAGGCTCTGCTAAGATTATTTCTTTTATTGCAAGAGATGAAAGTCAACACCTTGCAATGTCACAAACTATCATTAACAATTGGCATGATAGAAATGATGACAAAGACATGAAGAAGATACAAAAAGAATGTGAGAAAGACCTATATAAGATGTATGATGACGCATTAAATGAGGAGAAACGGTGGGCAACATATCTATTTTCCAAAGGAAGTATGATTGGATTATCAGAAAAACTGTTACACCAATTTGTAGAATACATGGCAAATCGAAGAATGAAAGCGATAGGCCTAACACCACAATACGACCAAAAAACAAATCCACTTCCGTGGGTAGACCATTGGCTGAATTCAAAGGGTACACAAAACGCACCACAAGAAACAGAGATTGAGTCATATGTTATTGGTGGTATTAAACAAGATATGAAAAAAGGCCAATTCAAAGAATTTAAACTATAATGGTTGAGAAAAGACAGAAAAGCTGTTCGTCCTGCGAAACTAAATATACCGTAGCATGGGATATTGAGGAACAAGATTTGGAACCTCTAACTTGCCCATTTTGTGGATACGAGGTAGAGAATGAAGAAGACGAAGAATTATGGACAAACAACGGCGAAGACAGTAACGAAGACGATAATTGGAATTGATTATAGTTTAACAAGTCCTGCCATTTGTGTTAACATAGACGGTGACGCAGGTTTAATGTTTTATTATTTAACTTCTAAAAAGAAGTATATTGGAATGATGAGTGAGGAGATTGTTGGTTATGAACATAAAGAATGGAAAGACCCTATTGAAAGATTTAAATATATATCTGACTTTGCATTGGATATTATTGGTCCACTCATTAACCCTATGGTATATATTGAGGGTTACTCCTTTGGTTCAAAAGGTCAAGGCGTATTTCAAATTGCCGAAAACTGTGGAATCCTCAAGTACAGATTACAAGAAGAACAAATACCTTATGACACGGTTGTCCCAAGCGTGGTTAAAAAAGGCGCTACGGGAAAAGGAAATGCGGATAAAGAAATGATGTATAACGCATTTGTAGCTGAAACAAATATTGATGTGAAATCTATTTTAGATACTGACAAAGTTGGTAATCCTGTATCTGATATAGCAGACGCATATTTTATTCAAAAAGTTGGTTATGAAAATAGTATTAAAAGCACAAAAATATCCAGATAGTATCTACGGCGATATACAAGAGTTTGATTTAACAGAAATCAAATGTATGCCAAATGACGAATGGTTAAAAGAAAGAATGGACCAATTTGATTATTGGACTTCTTTTGAAAAACATGGTATGATTTATCCTATTACAGTATCACCACATACCGAAGATTGGGTACAAGGTATTATTAAACAAACTGTAAACGGCGAATACAAAAAACCTCAACACATAAAAGCAAATGGTGAAGTTAGACCTGGTCTATATGTTCAGACAGGTAACAAAAGAGTTTTTTGGGCTAGAGAAAAAGGTTATACTCACATTGAGGGGTATTTGATTGTAAACAGAGAAGACAAAGCGAAGCTTAGAAGTCAACTACATATACCACATGATGAGGCACCTAGATGATTAACATACCAGATACATTAATGACAACTGATGGTTATACACCACATAAATTTATACATGATTTTGTAAAACATTGGGAAGATTTAAGAGAAGAATGGCCAGAGGCAAGTTTATTTAAAGAAGAAGGCCATATCAAACCTAGAAAACATGGCCAAAGACCTCATTTAAGAATGTTCATGTGTTATACACCTTGGACTGATAGTCCATATTTCGACAAATACAAAATTCAAAGGTATCAATTATCTGAAACATGGGATTATTTTGTTGATAAACTTTTTAGTAGTAAAGAATATTCTGATTGGTTAAAAGACACATTAGAAATACCAGGAAATAATTTTAAATATAGATTTGATTGGCATTTAACAAAATGGGGACAAGATGTATCTCCTCATGTTGATAGTGCTGGTAAGTTAGGTAGTCATCTTATGTATTTTATGCCAGAGGGTTGGAATGATAAGTGTGGTGGACAAACTATATTCTATAAAGGTAAACTTGTTGACAACATGAATCCAGAATCTAAAGACTTTGCACATAGTCAAGTATATAATAATACAGGCAATACTTCATTGTTATTTAAAAATACTGAAAATGGTTGGCATGGTGTTACAGAGGTTACAAGTGATTTAAACAGGCAGATATTTAATGTGGTGATTTTAAAAAATGATTAGTAATGTTTGGAATAAAGATAGA